CCCCCGATCATTTCTAACCAGGGCGGCAGTGATGCTGAGGCGCAATACCAAAACGTCATCGTTACCCCAGCCGCTGGCCGCACCATCACCCGTTTGAACGTGGCTGCAGCACCAATCAACTGCTTCTGGCAGAAAGATGCGCTGGAGATTCTGCCTGGCCGTTACGCAGTGCCATCTGACGCTGGTGCCGCAGTGATGCGTGCATCGACAGATCAGGGCATTGAGCTGGTCATGCAGAAACAATACGATGTGAACACGATGAAAACAAAGTATCGTCTCGATACGTTGTTTGGTGTTGTCAATAAGCAGCCCGAAATGTCGGGTATCTTGCTGTTCGGTCAGGCATAAGGAGCAAAATCATGAGTTATCAAGCAATTTTCAATCAGGGCACGGCTACTGTTACTGTCCCGGCCGGCCAGAGAATCGCTGTTCAAGCCTTCTCACCGGCGTCTGTGTTTCAGGAAGTTGGTTTCCCCAATTTTCCTAATTCGCAAGACCTGCTGACTGTTGTGGATAACACCACCTATGTGTCACCCGCATTTACCAATGCAACCAACGTGACCATTCAGGCCGGTGCATCGGGGGCGTTGTACAGCATTGGTACCGCACCACAAATCGGCAACGATGGCAACTGGCAGGTCCAACTTTTTCCAGCCGACATTGCTGATAGCGGCTCTATGGTTATGACTGCGGGTCAATTGCTGACCAGCATCATCACAGCAACACCGACAACAGGACGCAACATCCAGCTGCCAACGGCTGCTAGCCTTGAATCGACAACCTCATTTGCCATTAACGATTCGTTCGACTTCAGCGTTATCACCTTGGCTGCGTTTGCTTTGACATTGACTGTCAACACAGGCGTGACCATCGTGGGCGGCGCTGCAACGGGCGCAGCCTCTGGTTCTGCGGCACGGTTCCGCCTCCGCAAGACCGCTGCAAGCACATTCGTTGTTTACCGCATCATGTAAGTGAAACAAGCAGGCCAGCAGAAATGTTGGCCTGTTTTCTATGGACAAAGAAACCAAAAAAATGATTAAATCAGCCGCAATCATCAAAGACAAAACTCTTTCAGCTTGGAAAGAGCTGCGGCTACAAAAAAGCAAAGCCAAAAAGACTGCGGCGCTTGAGCGCAAAGCAATTAAGCAGTATTTCCCATCTCCCATTGATGCCATTGAGATGCAGGCTGCACCGCAAGACGACGCAGCCCCCACACGTGCAGAGCTAGAAGCCAAGGCAACAGAACTCGGCATACGCTTCGACGGTCGCACAGGGGACAAAAAGCTGGGACAATTGATCCAGGACAGACTGTCCGCGCCAACTGGAGAATGACCATGGGATGGACCAAGCGCCAATTTATTGAGCAAGCATTCGACGAGATCGGACTGGCCTCCTACGCCTTTGACCTCGGGCCAGAGCAAATGCAATCTGCCCTCCGGCGCTTGGACACCATGATCGCAGCATGGAACGCCCTCGGCATTCGCTTGGGCTATCCACTGCCATCCAGCCCCCAGGACAGCGATCTCGACGAGCAAACCAACGTGCCCGACCGCTCCAACGAAGCTATTTACACGAACTTGGCGATCAAGCTGGCCCCGAGCTACGGCAAGCAGGTCATGCCCGACACCAAAGCTACGGCCAAAGAGTCCTACAACACGCTTCTATCCATCGCGGCCATGCCAAACCAGCAACAAATGCCCGGCACAATGCCAAGCGGTGCAGGAAACAAGCCCTGGCGCGTCTATGACAATCCCTTCATTCGCCCACCTGTCGATCCCGTTTTGGCCGGTCAAGATGGCCCCATCGAATTCAACTGAGGAACCACACCCATGCCAACGATCAACCAACTCGCAGGACTCAGCCAAATCTCAGGCGGCGACCTCCTGCCGGTCTACGTTCCCAACAATGGCGACGCACGCAAGGTATCGATCACGCAGCTGCTGCAATACTTCCAGCAGACCTTCGCAGCGCCCACCGTCGCCACCAACCTGTACACGCCAGGCACAGGTTTCAACATCACCGTGCCAACGCCAGTCAGCGAACAGCAATGGATGCTGTTGCAACCCGCAGGAACACTGGCAAGCGGCACGATTACCCTGCCATTAAATACTGGCGCTCCTGATGGCACTACCGTGCTGATCACCACAACGCAAGAGATTACTTCGCTGACGATTGCGTTGAATGGCGCGACAGCTATTTTTGGTGGCGTGTCGTTCTTGGGCGCAGGCACAGCAACGGCAATCAGGTTTTATCAGGCGACAAACAGTTGGTATCAGATCAACGCTGATGCAGTTTATGCAGCTGGTATCCAGGCGTTTTTAGCCGTGCCATCAAGCGCCAATCTACGGGCAGCAGTAACCGACGAGACCGGCACAGGCGCTTTAGTTTTTGCAACCAGCCCGACGCTGACAACCCCGACAATCACAAACCCAACTGTCAGCACTGGTACATTTACCAGCCCTGCATTGGTGACACCAGCACTTGGCGTAGCTACAGGCACAAGCCTAGCAGCGACTGCTGCAATCACATCATCTGGCACGGCAGGCGTAGGCTATGCAACGGGCGCAGGCGGTGTTGTTACGCAATTGACCAGTCGCACCACAGGCGTGACTATCAACAAAACCTCTGGCGCAATCACCCTATTCAGCGCAGCCGGCACAACGACTGCAACAACCTTCACCGTGACCAACAGCACCGTGGCGGCAACTGATGTGATTATCCTCAATCAAAAGTCAGGTACTGATCTGTACAACTTGATGGTGACAGCAGTGGCCGCAGGAAGTTTTAATCTCACATTCCGCACCACTGGCGGCACGACCACTGAAACGCCGGTCTTTAACTTTGCCGTTATCAAAGCTGTAGCAGCGTAATGAAAACGCCAGCCTTTGCCAAAACGCATCTCTGAACGCAACAAGGCCAAGTGATGCAAATACCAATCCTCAACGGAATCTATGCCGACACCACCCCAGAGCTGCGCACAGCCTACCCGGTCAACATGGTGCCAGTCCCAAAGCAGTCAGGCATCAGCGGCGGCTTCTTGCGCCCTGGTGACGGCATCGTGGCCAACGGCACAGGCCCAGGCGTCGACCGTGGCGGCATCAACTGGAATGGCGTCTGTTATCGCGTGATGGGCCCCAAGCTGGTGTCTGTGGCCAGCAACGGCACAGTGACAGTTCTAGGTGATGTGGGCGGCCCCGTCAACACGCTGGTGACAATGGACTACAGCTTCGACCGCCTGGCCATTGCATCTGGCGGCAGGCTCTATTATTGGAACGGCGCACTCACACAAGTGACAGACCCGGACATTGGCGTGGCGCTTGATGTGGTTTGGGTGGACGGCTATTTCATGACGACAGATGGAGAGTTTCTAATCGTCACAGAGCTGAACGACCCCGCCCAGGTCAACCCCCTAAAATACGGCAGCTCAGAGATTGACCCTGATCCGGTGGTCGCACTGCTTAAGCTCCGCAATGAAATCTATGCGCTGAACCGCAACACCATTGAAGTGTTTGACAACGTGGGCGGCGAGCTGTTCCCCTTCGCACGAATCGACGGCGCACAAATTCAAAAAGGTTGCCTTGGCACACACGCCTGCTGCGTCTACCTTGAAATGGCGGCATTCCTTGGCAGCGGTCGCAACGAGCAGCCAGGCATCTATCTGGGCGCAAACGCCACCACCCAGAAGATCAGCACGCAGGAGATCGACAACCTGCTCATGACCTACACGGAAGCCCAGCTGGCAACCACCAAACTGGAAGCGCGCAACGACAAAAACCACCAGCACCTCTACGTCCACTTGCCAGACCGCACAGTGGTCTATGACGCATCCGCATCAGAGGCACTTGGCGATCAGGTCTGGTTTACTTTGACCACAGCCGTGGTCGGTTTCAGCCAGTACCGCGCACACAATATGGTCTGGGCCTACGACAAGTGGCTGGTTGGCGACCCACAGTCAAACTCAATAGGTTATCTGGTGCAAGACACCGGCCACCATTGGGGCCAGCAAGTGCGCTGGGAATTCGGAACCACCATCGTCTACAATGAAGGCAACGGCGCAATCTTCAACCGCTTGGAACTGGTCAGCTTGACCGGCAGCGTGGCGCTTGGCAAGAATCCCCAGATCAGCA